TAAAAATGCAACACGTAGACTTTATTAAAATTATCCAAGCACAATACCTTCGGGACTGTGTTGGTAAGATTAATTCACATTCGTGGTCACGGCTAATGCCGATCGTCAAATGCAAAAATAAAGGGGATGACAATCATCATCACCTTTATTATCTGCCATCTGGAAATCTCCTATCGGAGAAATTCAGAGGTCAGAAGATCCAAGAGCAGCCCTGGGAATACCCAGAGCCGCACTGGACCGATGCGCAGCGAAGAACTCTCTTCGTCGTGCTAACCCAAAGATTGGGTTTAGGGAAGAACATGGCCGTACGGTTAATAAACCGCGGCCGTGTCCACTTCCTTAGGATTCAAGATTTCATAAATGGAATGATTGACTCCTTATGGCTTTGTGATATTGAAGTTTTCAATATCGACAAGCCGGAGCATCTAGTTATCAGAAAACTGATAAGAAAGATACTCTCGGTCGGAACTGACAACCTATCGTTGCTCGTCTCCGACTGGAAGTCCTGGGGCCTCCACATATACCATAAAATGGCAGAAATGGAGACCATAGGACCTAAGGATCCTCCCCGGTATAACAATATCTTCAGGATCTTAAACCAGATACCCTACATTAGTAGGATGCTGGTCGGTGAGAGGGATATGCTGCTATTGCAGCATCTATCCCATCTCACATCTAGCCGTCAAATGCCCTATATGGGCGGAAAGACGGCTCGGCGATCTGTCGAGGAGTACAAAAATGTACTTACGACCGATTTCCGACCTGACGACGAGGTGTTACACCTCTTAGCCAAAGCCGCTAGGCGTATCGGTGGTATATGTAAACATGTAGCACCGCACGGTATATCCGACTTTACATCACACATAAGTGTGACGTCGTCGGGTGAACTGGACTTCCCGCTGTCCCAGGAGGGACAGGCGGGGTCTGTACGGGCCGCCATGGAAGAAATTCTTCTATGGGTCCCGGAAAAGCCCACCCCTGAGCAAACGCCCTGGGGTGAGCTCATACATCCTGAAGGTCTGCCATTATGGCAGACCCTATTCAGGAGTAAAGAAGAGACCGAAAGGCTTAAGCCCTTCAGCCTCTTCGATGCTGTCACGGTAGGCTACCCAAAAGGGCAGCCCGGCCGATTCCATGGTCTCGATGAAACCACTGGAAAACAGCTATCCTACGTGGCGTGGAGGAAAAGTTCCTCTTTGCCCGTAGTACAACGTGCCGAAGTTGTCCCAACTATGGGAAACAAGGCACGTATGGTAACAGTTGGACCATTTTGGCTCAACATGTTACAAGCTCCAATCGCCCACCTATTGGTGGAAGCATTGAAGTTTCACCCTTCTGCATTCTCGAGCTTTCACCGACAGGATCAAGCTTGGGAGGCAGTGGTGCAGCTGGCCCGCGTTAAAGATATCTCTTTAGACGGGGACAGATACGCTCTATCTAGCGACCTAAAAGACGCCACGAATGCGCAACAATTTGAGCTCACAAAAGTGATGCTCAGATCGTTTCTAGAGGGGTTTGGAATGAAATTCCAAACACCCTACTTGGAGCTAGTCTTGGGACTGATAGGTCCCAGACTAGTCTTGTTTAAGGACTATACCTCGGTAGTAACTACCACCGGTATAATGATGGGCGAGGCTATCGCCAAACCCTCCTTAACCTTACTCAATCTTGCGATTGAGGAGCTGGCATATCTAACCTATATTAATAGGTTGGATATACTAGACAGTGAAGGACCCGCACCAGCCTCTGGCTGGAGGTTCTTACACGTGGGGGGGGACGATCACTTTGCGATCGGTCCCCGCCCCTACCTGGATCTCATTACGGATTACCATATGAGAGCAGGTTCGCACATTACGCCCGGACAGCATGGCTGTTCCAAATATTGTGTGCGCTATGTGGAGAGAATCATTAATTTAATGAACCTCCCACATCGACAGGCCTTCCATCGTGACGACTATAATCTATCGATTATGGTCGACTCGGTGAAGGTCCGCCTCCTTGAGCGCGGTCAATCGACCGAGCTCAAGAAGGATAACAAGAACGTGGCGATTGGTAAATCGTCCACGTTGTCCAAGGTCTTGAACTGGTTACCAAAAGATAACCGGTTCTGGCCTAGAGAGAAAGTAGTTTCCATTAGGAACCTATTTATAAACCGGATGGGCGCCTTGTTGCCTTCGCAACATACGCACCCTAAGGCTTATCATGCCGTATACCTACCATATTCTATGGGGGGCTACGGTCTCGGGTTCCCGGAGGAGTATAAAAATGCTCTACTCCGGGCACCCGCACCTTCCCGATGGCTATTTTCAAAAATAGTCCTCGGGGTTGACGCGTTAGAGGATCTAGAATTATTCCGGACCCTTAACACGAGTATCGCGACCAGAGGTATCACTAAAGTGAACGACTGGAAGCGAGAAATCATTAACCAATTGAGCCGTTGGCCCAATTTAGTTAATGCACTCACCTGGCCTGAACTTCGATCGAAGTTCACGGCCGATGAGTTAAGGAACCGTCAGTTCCTGGCTATCGCCAGGTCACACGGTTACCTCTCCTTCTCGGAGTATGGTGAGTATGTTACAAGAGGTAACCTCTTTCAACAACTCATCATGGGGACGGAAGATCATAAGATCTTCCGGACCCGAACCTTCGTCCAGACATACAAGAATGTATGGTCAAGGGCCGAAGAGATGGGCTTGAACCACTATGAAGTGGATATCGAGTCCATGACCGAAGATGAGGTAGCAAAAGCTATCTCACGAATCGGGGGCGGCTACTGGTTTGACGTAAATCAAGCCACAACCGTCGATATCGGAGAATCCCTCCCCGATGGGGAGGAGATATTCACTTTCGTGGATACCACATTCGATAAAGCTTTCTCGGACGGATTCGCTAGCCTTAAGCTAGGGAAGAAGTTCGTTGGTTTGTTAGATTGACCATTTAAGGTCTGATAGCATCCCGAAGGTAGCCATGAACTAATGTTCAGAAATCGCGCTCACGCGCGAGGTTATCTTCTATCTTACCAACTAGTCTACGTTTTGAG